CTAGTAGCATCAACAAAACGAACGTATGTCATCCCAAGAGATCAAAGGAAACTTAGCACGACTGCTCGCAACAGAGAACCTGATTGTAGAGCACCGTAGAGTCGCTACAGCGTCCTTTGATGTGGATCGCCGTGTGTTGACTCTCCCTAACTGGGACAAGGCATCTAGCACCGTCTACGACCTTCTGGTGGGACACGAGGTAGGACATGCTCTCTTCACTCCTAATGAGGACTGGACTGGGATGTTCGATTGTCCTAAAGATTTCGTTAACGTGATTGAGGATGCTCGTATCGAGAAGTTGATGAAGCAAAAGTATCCTGGTCTTCGCAAGTCATTTGCTGGTGGATATAAAGAACTAAACGATCAGGACTTCTTTGGTATTGCTGACGAAGATCTCAATACATTCAGTCTGATCGATCGTATCAATCTCCACTTTAAGATTGGTGCAAGTGCTATGGTTCCTTTCTCTATTGAAGAAAAAGTATTTGTATCTCGTACAGATGTTGCTGAAACTTTTGATGAGGTTTGTCAGATTGCTGTTGATGTATATGAATTCAGTAAGCAAGAACAGGAGCAAGAGCAAACACCAGAAGCAGAAATGCCTGCCAATCAATCTTCTGAAGGTAAAGAAGGTGAGATGACGCATGAGGAAATGCTAGAAGAAGCACAACGTCGCGAAGAAAATAACACTAGTTCTACTAGTCAACCACAACCACATGTTGGAGAAGACTATGATGACGAAGAGGAGATAGAAGGTTCTAAGACACAGGATTCTTTCAACGATGCTGCTAAGAAATTAACAGATCGTTTTGGTGATAATTCTAAGTATGTTGAGATCCCTTCTTCTGTTAACTTGGAAGATTATATTGCTGACTGGACTGAAGTTCATGGTTGGATTGATGAACAGCGCGAAGCATTTGTTAATGATCCTGATGCTACTGACAATCGTTATGACCGATATATAGAAGTTGATAATGCTTTTGATACATTTCGTAAACAATCTCAGAAAGAAGTAAACTACCTAGTAAAAGAATTTGAATGTCGTAAGTCTGCTGATGCCTATGCTCGTGCTAGCCAATCTAAAACTGGTGTTCTTGATACTTCAAAGCTTCATACTTATAAGTATAATGAAGACCTCTTCAAGAAAGTAACAGTTGTGCCTGATGGTAAGAACCATGGTTTAATTTTTATTCTTGATTGGTCTGGTTCTATGCAAAATGAGTTGTTGTCTACGGTAAAACAACTACTTAACTTGACTGCCTTTTGTAAGAAAGTTCAGATCCCATTTGAAGTATATGCTTTCACTAACGAGTGGTATGCTGTCCGTCGCGCCAAAGAAGGTAATACCGAATATGTATCCAATGAAGAATACTTTGCGAGTCGTGGTTGTGTGGATGGAGAGATCTTCCTCCACAAAGGTATGTTCCATTTGATGAATGTTGTATCTTCTCGATCTAATTCAAAGAACTATGAACGTATGTGTCTCAATTTGTTTAGGGAAGCATACTGCTTCAAGCACTATGTTTCTTATCGTAGCACTGTTGGTGTTGGTCTTTCTGGAACTCCTTTGAATGAGAGTGTCATTATGTTGAACTACATCATTCCTGAGTTTAAGAAACAGAACAACTTACAAAAAGTAAATGTTTGTATTCTTACTGATGGTGAGAGTTGTCAGGCATCTTACGGTCGTAGATATTACAACGAACATAAAGACGAGCACTATGTTCGTCCACATCGCTTAGAATATTCCACCATACTTCGTGATCGCCAGACGGGTCGTATGTATTCTTCTATGAGTGGATGGGAAGAATCTACTAACACTTTCATCAAACAAGTTCGCGATCGTAATTCTGGAGTAAACGTTATTGGGTTTCGTATTATGGCTGGTAGTCAACTCTCTAATTTTGTTGGTTCCTATGGCGACCTTGCTTACTACGGTGAGGTTCAGAAGCAATGGAGGAAACAAAAGTCTGCTATCATTCCTATGCCTAAAGGATACACTGCATTGTATGCTATTTCTAATACTGCTCTTGGTGGAGAGAATGATTCTGATATGACAGAAGTTGATTCTGGTGCTAAGAAAAGTGAAATCAGTAAAGCCTTCAAGAAAATGCTTAGTTCAAAATCCACCAATAAAAAACTCCTGAGTTCCTTCATCGAGTATGTCAGTTGAGGTACTGTCTACTCCTCCTCTGATCCCACCTCACCCTGTTCTATAATAACTACATCAACGAAACGCACCATGCCTGCCAAGTCCGACCTTACCACCACACAACTTACTTCTTATCTGTCTGATACCTACGGCAATGACATCAATGCCGAGCATGTTCGTGCTGCGTGTAATAACTTTGGTATCACCTATCCTACTGCGGTCAAGCGTCTGCGTGATTTCTATGTCAAGCGTGGCACTTGGAACTTGACAGTACAAGAGCGTCTAGAGCAAACCTACGAAGCACCTGCTGGTATTCCTGTTTCTGAAAACCAGGAACAGAACCTTGTTCCCGATAAAGATGATAACTTCGTTCCGTTCGGTAACTTCACTGACGTAAAGAAAATCATTAAGTCTAAGATCTTCTACCCTACATTCATTACTGGTCTGTCTGGTAATGGTAAAACGTTCTCTGTGGAGCAAGCATGTGCTGCTCTAGGACGTGAACTGATTCGTGTAAACATTACTATTGAAACTGATGAAGACGATCTTATTGGTGGTTTTCGCCTTGTCGATGGGTCAACTGTTTGGCATAACGGACCTGTCGTGGAAGCACTCGAACGTGGAGCAATCTTGCTACTCGATGAAGTTGACCTTGCTTCTAACAAAATCCTTTGTCTCCAATCCATCCTTGAGGGTAAGGGTGTGTTCCTGAAGAAGACCGGTCGTTATGTGAAACCTGCTGCTGGTTTCAATGTCATCGCTACTGCCAACACTAAGGGCAAGGGTTCTGATGATGGTCGTTTCATTGGCACTAATGTTCTCAACGAAGCATTTCTTGAGCGTTTTGCTTTAACCTTCGAGCAGGAGTATCCTACTGTTGCGGTAGAAACTAATATTCTTGTTCGTATTGCTGCATCTGTAGGTAAGCATGACGAAGACTTCTGTAAGAATCTTGCTAACTGGGCTGACATTATTCGTAAGACATTTGCTGATGGTGGTATCGATGAGGTTATTTCTACCCGTCGTTTGGTCCACATCATGCGAGCATATGCTATCTGGGGTGATCGCATGAAGGCAATCAAGGTCTGTGTAAATCGTTTTGATGATGAGACCAAGCAGTCTTTCATTGAATTGTATGATAAAATCGATGCTGACGTTCAAACCGAGGAGGAGGAAAATGTCAATATTTCGTTCTGAAAAATTTCACGGATACGTGAATTGTCTTGCCATGCTTGACACTGGCAAGACTGTCAAAATTATGGGTGGAGATGGTTTGAAGTTGTTTGTCAAAGACCTTGACGGCAACGTTGAAGAATGCTACCATAGTAGTCTACGCTTAATTTGGGATAATTGAATGGCGAAAAAATACAATGAAGATGCTCTGTTGAAAGAGTTGAGTGATTACATTTCTGGAACTTATGGACAACACTATTCTGCTGGTAACGACAGCATTCAAACGTTAGATCTAATTGAAGCATGTGGAGACGCTGAGGCATTCTGCCGTAGCAACATCCTCAAGTATGCTTCACGCTACGATCGTAAAGGCACTGCCCGTCGTGATATCATTAAGATCCTTCACTACGCATTGCTGCTGCTCCACTTCTCTGACAAAACTTCCAACCGCGAAACCTATCCTCAATGAGTAAAGTTATTCTTTCTAGAAAAACCCTAGATGTTCTTAAAAACTTCAGTACTATCAATTCCTCGATTGTCTTCCGTAAAGGATCCACGGTTAGAACTATCTCTAATGCAGAGAACATCCTCGCAAAGTTTACTGGTGAGGAAGTCTTTCCTGTTGACTTCGCTATCTATGATCTTAGTCAGTTCCTTTCTGGGATCTCTTTGTTTAGCGACCCTCAGCTTGAGTTTGACAACGAAAATTTTGTCAGCATCCGTGGCGGTCGTCAGTCTGCTCGCTATTTCTTTTCTGACCCAGAGATTACGCTCAAGTCTGCTCCAGAAAAAAATGTAAAGTTTCCTGGTTCTGATCTTCAGTTCAATCTGACTGGTGAAGATTTGATTGCTCTACAGAAAGCATCTGCTGTCTACAGTCTTCCTGATCTTACCTTCCAATCAATCGAAGGTCATGATGAGATTAAACTTATCCTCAGGGACAAAGAGAATGATACCAGTAATACTTACGATATCACCGTGGCAGGTTCTACTACTGGCACCTATACTCTTGATCTTAAGATTGAAAACATTCGTCTTCTCCCTGGCGACTACACTGTTAAAGTCTCTCAACACCTCATTTCAGAGTGGACTAACGTAAACACTGACCTGACTTATTACATCGCATTGGAACCTTGAGGTTACACAAAGTTTTTTATGTTCCTATCTTTACATTCAGGTTTAACAAACATAGCGACTATCAATTTTCTAATTTAGAAAAAAATGATAGTCGTCCTAGAGGATGGACAACTCCATTGAACTCTACGTTTCCTGCTATACAAGATAACGATCCTCTTGTCTCTCCAGATGTTAGAGATAATATGATGAGTGATTTAAAGGAACAGATTAAAAAACTTTTCTATATGCATGGCATACCGGATAAGTTTAACTTTGTTGATTTCTGGTATAATTCATACCATGAAAACCAAGGACAGGAACAACATACACATTTGACTGGTTGTATGTCTGTCACTCCGTACTGGTGTGGAATCTATTACAACAAAGGGTTTACACCAACTACATTCTTTAGACCAGATTCAAACAATAAGGTTCACCAATTTCCTTACAATGGACCTGACTTTAGAGAATACTTTGCTGACACTTTACAACCAAACTTATCAAATGGTGATGTAATTTTATTTCCACCATACTTAAAGCACTCAGTTGATTTACAAACCAGTGCTAGTATGAGATTGACTTTTTCTTTTAATTTACAATTACATAATGATTAAAGTCTATGACAATTTTTTACCACAACCATACTTTGATTCTTTAAGAGATTTACTTACATCACCTAACTTTGCTTGGAATTTCTTTCCTAACATTACTGCGATGAAAGAACTTTCAGATGATAATTCGTATGGTTTTAGTTTCACAATTTTTAATTCTATACAAAAATATAGTATTCGGGAAACTAAAGAATCGTGGATAACTTTACCTGCTCTTTTTTCTATTCAGGAAAAAGTTAAATGTAAAACTATTGTTCGTGCCAGGTATGATTTGACTACATACAATCCATCAAATTATAGACACCCATATCACATTGATATGAATCATCATAGTTTTGTTTCGGCAATTCTTTATATGAATGAGAGTGATGGCAATACTTTAATTTACGATAAGAAAGTTGTAAATGCCAATGACATAGATTACACAAAAAATTATGAGATCAAGAAATCTATTGACCCTTTGCCAAATCGTCTGCTAGTATTTGATGGGAACTATGTTCATACAGGACATTCTCCGTCAAAACACAAGAGTCGTATTCTTTTGAATTCCGTTTACACTAATTAATTATGAGCAAAGAATTTTTGTGGGTGGAGAAATACCGCCCCAGTATTGTTGAAGATTGTATCCTTCCTGCTAGCACTAAAGAAGTGTTTCAGGGTTTCGTCAACCAGGGCGAACTACCTAACCTGCTCTTGACCGGCACAGCAGGTGTTGGCAAGACCACTGTTGCTAAGGCACTGTGTGAGGAGATCGGTGCCTCTTACATCGTGATCAACGGATCTGATGAGGGACGCTTCCTAGACACCGTGAGGAACCGTGTCCGTCAGTTTGCTACGACTGTCTCTCTCACGTCTGGAGCATCCCACAAGGTGGTCATCATCGATGAGGCAGACAACACCACCAATGATGTTCAACTGTCTCTAAGGACTGCTGTGGAGGAGTTCCATGGCAACTGCCGTTTCATTTTTACCTGTAACTTCATCAATAAAATTATTGAACCGTTACACTCACGTTGTACAGTCGTTGATTTTAGAATCAAACCTGAGCAGTCTACTCAACTTCAGGGAGAATTCTTTACTCGTCTCAAAACTATTCTAACAAATGAGAATGTTGAGTATGAAGATAAAGTTCTCGCGAAACTTGTCAAGAGGTATTATCCTGATTGGCGTCGTCTCATTAACGAGTGCCAGCGTTATGCTGCCACAGGGAGTATTACTTCTGCTATCTTGGTTGACGTTGCAGATGTTAATCTGGATACTTTACTTACATCTCTGAAGAAGAAAGACTTTACTAATGTAAAGAACTGGGTAGTTCAGCATCTTGATAACGATCCTAGTATGGTGATGCGTAAAGTTTATGATAGTTTGTATGGTGTATTGAAACCTGCTTCTATTCCTGAAGCTGTTCTTATCATCGCGAAGTATATGAAGGACATTACTATTGTTCCTGATCAAGAGATCAACCTGTTGGCATGTCTAACAGAGATCATGATGAGTTGTGAGTTTCGATGACACTACTCAAATTCATTGAGAAAGAACCTAAAATTATTATGATGGAGGAAATGTATGAGCGACTTGAAAAAGAACCAGAGAGACAATGGGAGTACATCAAAAGTCAAAACTACACCCGAGAATGTTCAGGAAGCAAATGAAGCATTGTTTCATGCTACAATGAACCTACCCCATGCTGCTGCTCATTGTGGAATGACAGAGCGTGAAATGAAAATGATCTTTCGTGAATACCTTAAATACCATGCCCCAGACATTGAAGTCATTGAAGACACCCCTCAGGTATCCAGGGGGGAAGAGTCGTGCCCTGAGTAAACTCTTTCAGTATATTCCTAACCTGAAAGATTACACTGAGTATCGTGAACCATTTGTTGGTGGTGGTTCTGTGGCATTGGAAATTGGTAAACGATATCCACACCTAGATATCTGGGTGAACGATTTGTATGGACCACTCTACAACTTCTGGCGAGTGCTTCAAGATCAAGGCGAAGAACTTTCTGATCTGTTGAGAGATTCTAAGAACGCCCATCCAGAACCAGTATCCGCAAAAACTTTATTTCTAGACGCTAAGGAGAGACTAAACGATGATTCAACATCCGACTTATTTGCTGCTGTGTGTTTTTATATTGTTAATAAGTGCTCTTTCTCTGGTCTCACTGAGTCCAGCTCATTCTCCAAGCAAGCGTCAGTTAGCAACTTCTCGATGCGAGGCATTGATAAACTCCCTGAATATTCAAGAATGATTTCTAAGTGGAAGATTACTAATCTATCCTACGAAGA